GTCCTCCCAAGAAAGTGAGAAAGAAGCCGGGCAACAGTTTGATGATCCGATCCGGTCAGGCAAGCCCTTGCAACGGCGCACGCGCCGCGCTGCGACTCAGGAAGAGAACGAGGCGCTGAACCGCGCGGTGTTGCAGGGTGCGGCGAACATGCCGTACAACCTCGTGGGCGCGCCAGTGGACATCGCGAACATGGTCTTGACGCCGGCAGGGCTGGGCTCAGAGCGCCCGGTCATGGGCAGTGACTGGATCAAGCAGAAGATGACGGACCTTGGCGTGCGGCCTGAGATGCCCACGGACCCCACGCAGCGCGCCCTGTACTCAGCCGCCGACATCGGAAGCAGCCTTGTCAACCCGGCCGCGCCGGTACGGGCAGCGGCCCGTGGCGCAGAGAAAGCGGGCGAGGCAGCGCGGATGTTGGCCGAGGACTTCCAGCAGTACAACCGTGCCTTGGGCCCAGCCGGCGCGTCGTATGCCATCAAGCCCAAGGGAGGGAACTGGCTCAAAGGCCCTGTCGAAGAGCAATTGGCCGCGTTCAAGATGAAGGAAATGACGGCGGAAGAAAAATTTTTGCTGGAGGACATTGTCGCTTCGCCCAATGTCCCGCAATGGCAGGTAGACAACGCAATCAGAAGGCTTGAGGACGAGCCGAAGCATGTTGCCTTGAACCAGTGGATTGACCGAAACCTGACGAACTACGTCAAAAAGGAAATGGGCACGGTGGACGATCCTGTTCGACTGCTCGCGGAACAAGGGGTTGTTGCCAAAAATTTACAACTGACCCCAGGAATGTCTCTTGCGCAAAAGCGCACGACGGCCGGCATGCCTCCAGCACCTGTGTCGCAGACTGCTCAAGGCCAAGCATGGGAAGATTTGACGGACCGCATGATTGATCCAAGGCCTGCGTCGTTTTACAAAAACGACAAGTCCTTTAACGAGGGGGACGACGAGATCTTGGCAATACAGAATCCTTGGATTTACAAAGTGCCAGACGAGACCCAGGTCTACACCGCCAGAGGTCTTATGAGGAACTTTGGGTTTGACCACGTGGTCGATGTTCTTCGGGAGGACCTTGCCAGCGGGCGCATTCAACCTAACGAATTAAAAAATGTAGGCATAGACAGGGCAGTTCGAAGAACCTACGAGTATGACCAGGACATAATCAAAGCCGCAGAAAAAGCAGAAAAAGAGGCCATGGGAGCTTTGTTAAGCCAATCCCCGCTTAAAGAGTATGACAGCGGGTTTAAGTGGGTAAAACTGCCTGATCCAACAAGTTCGCCAGAAGCGGAAAAACTTGTAAGACAGATAGGTTGCCAAGGCGGGTGGTGCACGCAGGATGCGGCTAACGCCTATAGATATGGGGCCTATGGAGAGGGCAACAGCCTTTTCGTGTTGCTCGACCCGACTGGAAGGGTTCATGGGCAAGTGCACTCAAAAACTGGCGCGGATCCTGCGGTTCCACCAAGCATAACGGAGGTTAAGCCAAGGGCCAATTCTTGGAACAGCAAGATGGCTAAGGATCAGGTAGAAAAGGATCCGCAGTATCAAGAAAAAATCCAAGCAATGATGGCGGATTTCATACGCAGCGGAACATGGAAAGAAATCGGTGATCTTCAAAACGCGGGACTGGTCAGTGTGACCGAAGGCCAGCGCCTGCCTGGGTTTTCCAGGACCATTCCTCCAGGCTTTTACTCTTTGGACGAATTGAGACAGATGGCGGTTGAAAACGAGATGCCACAAGAGATCTTGGACACGTGGATGTCAAAGCTTGGAGATCAATTGCGAAGAGGCTATGCTCAGGGAGGTCTTGTAGACACCTCGACTGCCAAGGGCCAGCTTGCTAAACTGAAGGCCGCGTGAGCGAGGGCACAGCCATGGCAACCAAGAGCACCAAAGCAAGTAAGAGCCGCGTGAACCAGGCAGGCAACTACACGAAGCCCGGCATGCGGAAGGCTTTGTTCAGCAGAATCAAGGCCTCGGCAACGCAAGGCACGGCCGCAGGCCAGTGGTCCGCGAGAAAAGCCCAGCTCTTGGCGAAGCAGTACAAGGCCAAAGGCGGAGGGTATAAAGATTGAAAGCGCCGCAGCAAAGCCTAAAAGATTGGTCCGCCCAGAAGTGGCGGACCAAGAGTGGCAAGCCGTCCTCTAAGACCGGCGAGCGCTATCTGCCAGAGGCCGCCATCAAGTCCTTGTCTCCACAAGAATACGCAGCGACCACAAAAGCCAAGCGGACAGGCAAGGCCGCTGGCAAGCAGTTCGTCAAACAGCCCAAGGCCATTGCCAAGAAGACCGCGCGTTTTAGATAACGCCAAGGACACATCATGCCTATCGACAAGTCTGTAAATCCTGCCCCGTCACTCGGGATCATCGCGCTCGAAGACGAGCCGCTTGACATTGAAATCGAGATCGACGAGGACGGCGGGGCGACGGTTGCGATCGGCAGTGACGACGCCGAAGAGGTGGACTTCTATGCCAACCTCGCGGGCGTGATCGAGCCGGAGGTCTTGGCCAAGATCTCGATCGACGTGTCGGCGATGTTCGAAGCGGACAAGGGTTCGCGGTCCGACTGGGAGAACATGTTTGCCAAGGGCCTTGATCTTTTGGGCTTGAAGCTTGAAGAACGGACCAAGCCCTTCCGTGGCGCGGCGGGCGTCGCCCATCCGATGCTGATGGAAGCCATCATCCAGTTCCAGGCACAGGCGCTGAAGGAGCTCTTGCCGGCGGGGGGCCCTGTGCGCACGCAGATCATGGGCAAAGAAACGGTGGAGAAGTACCAGCAGGCGGGCCGCGTGCAGGACTTCATGAACTACCAGATCACGACCGTGATGGAAGAGTACACGCCGGAGTTCGACCAGCTCCTCTTCTACACCGGCTACGGCGGCTCGACGTTCAAGAAGGTCTACTACGACTATCAGTTGAAGCGCATGGTGTCCAAGCTCTGCTTGGCCGATGACGTCTACATCCCGTACAACGGCTCAAGCGTCGTGTCCCAGTGCCCACGGCTCACGCACCGCATCGCGATGGACTCGAATGAGTACAAAAAGCGCGTGCTCTCGGGCGAGTACTTGGACATTCCTGTGGAGACGGCCGCAACGCCTGCCGATCCAAGCCCCATCCAAGCGGCAACGGACAAGGTTGTGGGCGTACAGCCGACCGATGACGTGGGCGAAGTGTTCTTGCTTGAGCAGTTGGTCGATCTGGACATCCCTGGATTTGAGGACACGGACGAGGACGGCAACCCGACAGGCATCAAACTGCCCTACGTGGTGACCTTGGCCGAGGACTCGTTGCAGGTTATCGGCATCCGGAGGAACTGGAAAGAGAACGACGAGCAGAAAAACCGCCGGAACTACTTCGTTCACTACGTCTTGGTCGAGGGTCCGGGGGCCTATGGCCTTGGTTTTGTGCACTTGATCGGCGGTTTGTCGAAGGCGGCGACGAGCGCCCTGCGCCAATTGATCGATGCGGGCACGCTAGCGAACCTCCCGGCAGGGTTCAAGGCTAAAGGAGCGCGGATCGCGGACGATTCTGACCCGATTCAGCCTGGGGAGTGGCGGGATATTGACGCGGGCGGCGCGGAATTGACGGCTTCGCTCATGCCTCTGCCGTACAAAGAGCCGAGTCAGGTGCTTTTTGCGCTGTTGGGCTTCTTGGTGGACGCTGGAAAGCGGCTCTCGAGCACTGCCGACATGCAAGTGGGCGACGGAAACCAGTACGCGCAGGTCGGAACGACGCTCGCGCTCCTGGAACGAGGCTCGATGGTGATGTCGAGCATCCACAAACGGCTCCATTACGCGCAAACGCTCGAGTTCAGGCTGCTTTTTGAGGGTTTTGCGCATTATTTGCCCGATGAATACCCGTACGACGTGCCCGGAGCGAGCCGCCGGATCAAAAAAGCGGACTTCAGTCGCATGGTTTCGGTCCAACCGGTGGCCGACCCCAACATTTTCAGCACTGCGCAGCGCATTCAGCTCGCCCAGATGCAGTTGCAGCTCGCCCAAAGCGCGCCGAACATGCACAACATGTACGAGGCGTACTATCGGATGTACGCGGCGCTCAATATTCGGGACATTGACGGCATTTTGATGCCCCAGAACACGAATATGCCCCGTGATCCGGCGGCCGAGAACAGTGATGTGCTGAACGGCATGAAGCTGAAGGCCTTCGCGGGCCAGCAGCACGACGCGCACATCGCCGCACACCTGATGATGGGCATGTCGCCGCTCTTGCAGTCCAATCCGATGTCGGCGATGGAGTTGCAGAAGCATGTTTTGGAGCACATTCGGCTGAAAGCGGAAGAAGATGTGGAAGTAGACCTCTTCAAGATGTACGGCACGGACCCCGACCGCATGATTTCGCCGA